CCTAATACCATTATTGCTAGAAATATTTGAGGTCTTAGTTTTCCTACCATGTTACTTCCCTTTATATTCTCGGAACTCGATTCGTTCCCAATACCTTATAGATTCTTCATATCGTGGTTGTTTAAATTTCCGCATTAATTTACGAATCTGTTTAAACACCTATGATGTCTGTATCCTCTTGCCATGTTCCCATTTTAGCTGTCTTAATGACAAAGCACTTCTCGCACTTACAGAGCGAAGGGTTATGTGCCTCACCCCCTACTTCTTTTTTTACTTCAATTCCTTCTTCCTTTACCCATCCGAGAAAGGATTTAGTGAGGGAAGAAACAGGAATCTCGTTAGAGTTGCCTCCTTCTGCAACACCGGGCTTTACCCAATGTCCTCCAATTACTGGCATCGTTAGAGCATCTCCATAGTTCCTAATTCCAAGATTTTCACCCGCTTCATTTACTGCCCACGGGACTTTCTTGTGAGCAAACGGAGAGGGATCATCTTCCAGTACTGGTGTGTATCGTGCCATTTCTGGTTCAATTTCAGCAGGAAAACCATACTCATCTAATAGACGATGGTGTTCCCGTTGTCTTCCCTGCGTATTATGTAAGGTTGGAAAAGATGCTCCATATTCCCCATCTCCATCTACGTTAACAATTTTTTGTAAAGGTTCTACTTCTTCCTTCATAAATTGAAAGAATGAATTAGTAAAATTTATATCTCCGTCATTGTCCATAATTAAATCTACTTCCCATGTTGGTGAAGTCTCCTCTTTAGTAATAGGAATCAGGCAACTTCCATCAGCACACGAACCTAAATGGTAGCCATCTGATTTTAATATGTCGAAATTAGCAGCTTGGTTTACACCCTTCTCACATACGGTTACTTCCGCTAATTCCATCTCATCTACTTGCATAACATTTTGTAAGCCCTTCTGTATAGTCTGTGTCTTCGTGGCACTTCCAGCAATACTATAACTCTTTAACTTACCTTCATTAATTTGTTCCATTACTTTCTCAGCGATTTTAGTATCATCACGTAATTCGGTAATAAAAAACAGTCCCTGTTCATCTACACCTGATTTAAATATCTGTCCTCCACTACTAATATAGGCAGGTAATGCCCAACCTACCTGAACATCTGAATGAAGTACCATTGTATTCCGTGTACGGAAATTCTTCATATACTTCTTAAACGCTTTATCCATTGCCAATGTAGTGATAAGATGTCCTTCCCTATCAACTAATTCAACTGAAGCTGGGCCGCCTAATACCATCGGTTCCTTATCAGTTAGGTTATAATTAACAACGGCTTTCTGATATCTGGTATCATCAGGAAAAGCTCGACTAAGAGTTTTGATTTCAGCGTGAGATGCAAGTCCAGCTTTAAACAAGTTCTTGTATTCATCAAGAGCATCTGAAATATCTTCCATTGTAACTCGTCCATCTGCCGCCTTCTCTAACGGTATGATAGAAAGTCCTTCTTGTATCTCTATTAAAGTAGACATTTTAATATCCAGCGATGCCCCACATCACTCCTTTAACTGTAGGAGTTCCAGAGGCAGAAATTACGGATACGCTCTTTCTAAAATCTAGGGGATAATTAGTTTCAAAAGTTTCTCCTGCCAAGATCGGTGTTCCAGTAGTTGCTGTAGCTGTACAATCAAATGCCACGTATACAATTTCTCCTGATGAACTAGATTCATTTTTAATTTGAATACCTCGTAAAACTGACATATCGGCTTTTTTAACAGAAGTAGAGAGATTAGCTGTTCCTGTCCACTCATAATTAATTCCCTGATTCCCATCTAAATATGTGGAAACAGCAGTTGTGTCTTCCCGAACTTCAAACATTATCTTATCAACATTAAAGTTAATATTATGTTGGGCAGTAGATACAACATATAATCTATAAGATGCTCCATCTGTTAGGGCAGGGATAGTATATTGTGCCGTTTGTCGGGCATAGCTAGTGGTTAGACTGTGGCTTCCTCCAGTAGCAAGAGTAGATGTACCTGCACTATCTCGTAAGGTCATTGTGACAGCCCCAGAAGCAGATGCCCCTCTTACTGTACATTGTATAGTAATGTGTTGTGGACTAGTACTAAAAGGTATTGTAGGAGAGTCCCAATAAAATCCTTCTCCTGCGTCACTATCATCAGGATTAACTGATAAGGAAGCAGCACCATCATCGTATTGTCCTGTATCACGGGCGATTGCCGATCCTGTAGCTGTGAACATGCCTACATCAGTTCCTTCTATACTTGGGTTTGTAACCCAATTAGTTGCAATCTCTCCTTGTGCCAAGGTTTTAAGGGTTGAGGCGGTTGTTGAAAGTGCCTCCCGAAAGGGATCATACTTAGTATAAGAATGGACAGATTGTCTAGTTGAGGAATCTACTTCCCATCCACGATGATCGGTATGTCGTTCATTTGCCATATTAATAAAGTTCTCCTAATTTATCCATTTAGTAATTGCGGCGAAACTTCCTAAAACCGCTGATGTATGTAATACTAAAAAAGCTATAGCCATAAGTCCTGACTTAGCTCCATACATCTTTGAACGCCATGTATTGATATCCTCTAATTGACCGTGAAGTGAATCTAGTGTTCGGGAGATGTTGTCGTTGATCGCTGTTTGACTAGCGATATAGTTATCGAGTCTTTCCATATATACAGCAACATTTATCGACATATCTACTTCCGAATCTGTAGTCATATAATTTAGTTATACCAGTTAGAATAAAGAGGGGGCAGGTTTTTAAGCCCGCCCCCAAGTAAATTAAGCGTTCAAGTCGCCAATTTTTGCCTGTACCCAGATGTTCTTACATCGCATTTCACCCATAGTGTAGAGTAGACCTCTAATCACTAATGCGTCAGCAGCAAAGTAGTCACGGTTCTCAACGTACTGAGTAGGTTGAGCTACCGCTATTTCTAGATAGTCTGTGTATAGGACATAAATATTTGATCCTAGAACAGCATCGGCAGAACTTACCGACTTCGGAGTATCCGCATCTGGTAGAATTGGAATTCCTTGGTAGGTAGCGAGTACTAGACCAGTTCGGGTTCCGGGGAATGTTCTCTCAGCCCCTACACCAACCTGATACTCTTCTTGACCCATATACCTCTGGTTAGAGTTTAACAGCCTGTTCATGTTGAAGTACTGATCGTGTCCCATAACTATAAGTTTTGGTTCACCACCATTCTCCCTGATCTTTTGGATGGCTGTATCAACCATTGCAAGGGTCAAAGCCCTTCCAGTTCCAGAGTTCATTTGGACAGATGCAGCTGCGTTCCAGCCACCAGCAGTTCTACTGGCTTGTGTCAGGTCATAAGCCCTAACATTAGCACCACTAGATACACCACCGACACCCATCGCATCTTCTGCAACAATGTCATCAATTGAAGACATACCAGCACGACTGTATATGAAAGCTGCGTCACCGTCAGCAAAGGTCGTACCAGAAGCGACTGTAACAACACCTGTAGATGTGTTAACAGACGAGACAACAGAACCAGAAGTCCTGTCAAAAGCTGAAGCAGAGGTATCTCTCTGTCCTACAGCGTCACCAACCTTAAAGTGTTTGGCGATTGCTGCGGGAACTGTGAAAGAAGTAGTTGCACCAGCAGAAGTAATATATGCGGAACCAGCAAGTAGCTCCTCATTAATTTCCTTGATGTGATCTATTTGAGCATTTTCGTTCTCAAGAGCCAAAACATCTCCGACACCACCCTCAAGCTGTGCAGTAAAGACGGACTTTACCGATGCTCCGAAAGTGGTTGATACGATTCTAGGCAAGCTAGAAACCGTTGCAATGTTAGAGATATCTACATCTGGAATAGTGCCAGTTTCAGTTACAGGTCGGCTCCTATTGGAACCTCTGTCTGTCCTGACCCTCCAACCAGCTGTGTTGCCCCATACTACACGGGGTATGGCATTGAAAAAACGAGTCTGGTTGTTCAAGGCTTGCCAGACTTTACGCCCATAAGTTGTATTGAAAATACCTGTAGCACTATCAACAGTAAAGTACGACTGCTTCATCAAATATTCGGGGCCGAATGTTGATTGGTACAGTCCACGCTGTGACTGTGAAAGGTATTCACTCAAGCTAGGGTTAGCCATAATTAATCGTTTCTCCTAAAAAAATTTTGTTCGGCGATTTAACCGCCAATAAGTTCTCGTGGAAGCCCTTCAGTCTCACCCATCTCTATTTGGTGCTGCATCTTTCGCAGTTCACCATAAGAAACATTAGTGAGGTCATCCATGAAGTCGGTAGAATCAGCACCCTTTTGTACAGGAGCTGTATCATCTGTTCCGAGATTCATTAGTGAAGCGGGAGCTTTCAGAGTTGTAGACTCAGCGAAGCCCATCTTTCGTAGGCGACCCTCTGTCTCATCCTGAATAGATTTCTGCATTCCAGATTCGTAAGCCTCTAGTTGCTTTTTCATAGCATCTAACTGAGACTTCATAGCCTTCAACTCATCTGAGTCACCCTCATCTCCGGGTTCCTCTGCAACAGGATATTCATCGTCATCCTCTTGCTTCATACCATATCCACCCTTTTCTGCTTCTTCCTCTTCAAGCTCGTCATCATCTTTCAACATAGCTTGAATAGTATTTTGCTGGTCTTCAATCTTAGTTTTGGGAGTTACTGCGGATTCAGAATCATCTGCATCTGCGGAAGTCCCACCAGTACCAGCGGCTTTTCTATCGTCACCACTAACATCCATACCATTGAATTCTGCTTTCAGAACTCCGATAACTTCGTCAGCAATAGACTTTACCAGACCATTCCTTTCGGCGGCTGCTGATTTCTCCATTTCTTCTTCTACTTCCTCTTCTTCTTCTTTACGAAGACGAAAGTCCATTTTCTGAAGAACTTCGGCTACAGCAGCGAGGGCTAGATTAGTCCCCTCCATCTGTTTTTCCAACCGTTCATTTATTTCCATTCCATTCCTCCTAGAGTCGAACTTTGGATCATTTTCATAACATCGCTCGTATAAAGTTGGTCTAAGCCACCTCCGACTCTAAGCAGAACGTATATTACGTATATTAATATTATACTATCAAAATCGAAAAATTCTAAAATAAGTATATATAATTATATATCCGAGTCTTCTGGTATGCCAGATGCCTCTAATTGAAGCATTTCATTCCTAAAATCATATAAAGGTACTTGTATAAGTTTTTTCATTTTCTCACATTGTGTGCCTTCAGGCATGGTGGCTTCTACTAAATCTAGAATTTTACCTACCATGCGGGAATGTTTTGCGATAATATATTCTTGTACTGGTGTAACTTTTCGTGCATCTACCATTTAATCTCTCCTTATGCTTCGTTCTTGGGTTTGAGTAATCTTCATTGGTAATACCTCTTGAAACCATTTGGGTTCTCTATCCCTTATAGCTTCCCATGCTTCGTCCATCCAAGGTTGACTTGGTACAGTAGTAGACATGTTTTTGGAATACCAAATACCTCCTTCATCAATCGAACCCCGATCCTGTATATAGGCATAAGGTTTTCCTTCTGTACGAGGAACATACGTAGGTTTATAACCATTGTATTGTTTTCGGTGTCTACGAACTTGAACTCTTCGACCAGACGAGGTAGTACGCATATGGGCTTTAGTGGTCGAAATCCATGTAAATCCCGGTTGACCTTCTATTCCCTCATGTATCTCATCAGCAAGAGCAGATTCATATGCAACTGTCCAACCAGCTGTCTCCAAACTATTACCAACTTTCGTTATAGTTCCGATTTCTCCTAGCGATTCAACGGGAATACGTTTTTGACATTCTTTAAAATACTCGTCCCCAAGAAGATGGATGGCTCGTACAATCTGATTATCAATTTTTTGTTCTATAGCTGTGGACATTCAGTATACACCTAGATTAACTAGATTATTATACTAAGATTATGGAATATTTCTTCCTATGATGCCCATACTTCGGGAAGAATGTCAGTAAACTTACTTGGAGTAGTATCATATCTATTTAAATAGATTATTTCTTTACCAATATTTCCATATGTTGGATGCCAATACGTTACAATTTGTTTAGGTTTAGTAGCTGTATGTAATCGTTGTAAGGCAAATTCATCTGGCCCTTTCATACAACCCACTATATGTAATTCACCAGTTCCAATATCAATCTCATCTATACGATGGAAGTGACCTATCATAGCAGAATCAAAATTTAAAGGTTCTCCATCATAAAGATACCCTAATCCTGATTCTATTTCATAATTCTTTTTGTATTGAAATACTCCACGTAAACTTGTGACAGCTTTAGTAATGGACATATTAGACCCAGCACCCGAAACACTATCTCCATGCATTATAAGTATACGATGGTTGTTTACATCAAACATATTTATATAACTTTTTGGAATACTGAAGGTTATATTATTCTGATCCTTACAAAAGGCTGCTACCCATTGATAAAGCATATAATCCCAATCCATATATTTATCTTTCATTGGAGGTTTTCTAGTCATGCGACCATGATTACCTACAACACAAGGAACAGTAATTGTTTTAAAGTGAGGGGCTAATTGTAATAAGGCTTGGGCAATTAAATTGGCTCCCCGAATCATTTGTTCCATACAGTTATCGAGGTTACTTCTAGCCAGTTCATCGTGAATATCTCCGCTAACCATATCCCCTAACATTGGAATTATCATATTATCTATAGGAGCAAAGTTACGGCGAAGATTAACTAATTGAAGAAGTTGGGTTGCCCATCCAGATAAACGTGTATTAAAAATATCAAAACTATATACATTCATTCCCATCATTTGTTCATTATCTACATATTCCCCGATATGTGTATCAGATAACGGAGCAACTACAGTTTGTAAACTATTCCCTCTAATCTGTCCAGAGGGTTTTGTATAACTAATGGGCTTAACTTTCTTAAAACTAGGTATTAAATCTTTTACTGTTTCATTAAAAAGTTCTTGTTTAGCTTCATTTTGGATTGCTTGTGTATATAATTTCTTATAAAAAACTGCTTCTTGTTTGTGAGTTAAAAGTTTTTTATCTAATTTAATTCTATCTTCAGGACTATCCAAATAATCCAAACTTTCGGATTCTAGTTCTAGAATGTGTTTGTCGTACCACCTCTGAATAGTTGTTCTGTGAATTGATATCCCGTAAGAACTTATCAACCACTTCGCTAGACCCGTCCAAGTTTCTCCCAATTCCCGTTTTCTTATTATCTCGGATTTTGCCGCTTCTGGAATCATACTGTCTCCTAACTTTCAATACTATAATCTTAGCACATGTAATACATTGCATATCTTGATCTTCGTTGAGAAACATGCGTCCATCACACTTCGGACACATATTATCAGATAAGGGATTTTGAGTCAACTACTTATCTAGATCATTTAAAATTTGCTGGAAAAACGCCGGGTACTCTTTACGAAGTTCACGCTTTATTCTATCTTCATCTTCTTCCTCGTATAAAGTATCTTGACTTCCTCCACGAGCCAATGAGTCATCTTGGCTACCGCTTGCATCCCAACCGAATTGTATATTTAATCCTGCTGGACTAACGTCAGATGCTTGCCCTGTTTCGGGAGTAGCATCATCTTTATGTTCTTCATCATCAAGTTGTTTAATTCTAGTTTCCTCATCTTTTTGATCCATAGCGGCTGTCTTACTAGGCGATGCATCAAACTCAACTGGATTCTTTAATTGTTCTCGCTCTGATGAAAGTCTCTCTGAATATTTCTTTGCCGCAGGTTTCCATGTATAATCATCTACGGTATCAGAATCATCGTACTTACGTAGAGCATTTGTTGCCCATTCTACTAACTCTGTTGCAAAACCCTTCTGCATTTTCTTTTCAGGACTTCGCTCTGTAATGAAATCGTTTAAACGATCAACTCCTGTAGGTGTTCGTCTTTTTCTTCTCTTACCTCTATCCGTATGTGTGGGAGTAAATATACCCGCATTTTCCGATGTAAAGACTGTACCTTCACCACCACCAAAACTACCACCATCACCACCTCCGCCATCTCCTCCACCTTCTTTCTTTAATACTTTCTTACGTTTATTATCGTTAGCTGGATTTACGGTATCGAAGGGAATTCCTTGTGACCAAACTTTTTGAACATACTCAGCGGCAGTTTCATCGGGAGTAGTTACTTGCTCTGTCCCCTCAATATATTTCTTATTTTGTTTGCCGTTCTTTCCATCTCCACGAGGATTTGTTATCCATGCTTTTTCCATATTCATTTCCGCCTGTATAAATTTCAACATTTTCATTGTTGAGGGTTGCCATACTATGTCTGGTAATTTAGCAGTCTTTTTCTCAGCCTTATTTAATGAAGATACATCTATAAGAAGTTCTTCTTCACCATATGGATTATTATAATATGCTGCTACATCTGCTAGAATATCAGTTTTCTTTACTTTAAAAGCTGATAAACTAGGGGCTGACTCTTTTATTTCTTTCCGACCTCTTTGTGAAGCAAAAATTTCCGCAGTAGCTGGTTGCAAAGAAACGGATAAAACATCATTACTTCCTTTTTGTTCATAATCCCCTGTTTTTTGTCCTCTGTACACCCAAAATTCGTCTGATAAACCTCGTTTATCTAGACTTTCTTGGGCATGATCGTATATCTTTTTAGCAGCTTTATTAACCATATTATCTGTAATGATTCTTCTACCTTCTGCAAAATCGTTTCCTATCATACGATAAGAAAAACGATCTTGATATGGGAAATGTCCTGACAAATTTTCATGTGCATCCCCATAAACAGAGGAGTTTATTTCTCCATCGAATCTATTTTTAACCATATCAGATAAATATAATACATCT